GGTCGGAGCATTCCGCACTCAACACGCTCCTTCAAGGTGCAGGTGCAGTTGTCATGAAGCAAGCGTTAGTGTTGTTAGATAAGAAACTTAAGTCAGCGAAGATTGATTACAAGTTCGTAGCTAACGTTCATGATGAATGGCAGATAGAAGTAGAAGAAGCAAGAGCAGAAGAAGTTGGTAAGTTAGGAGTACAATCTATAGCTGAGGCAGGACAAGTCCTCAACATGAGATGCCCTCTTACCGGTGAGTACAACGTAGGTAATAACTGGAAGGAAACACATTGATTAATGATAAACTAAAACAATGCATTCTAGAGATGCTACGTATGGGTGAAGATCCTGATAAGATTCAGGAAGCTTTAGGTGTTGCGTATCATGATGTCGAGAAAGCAAGGACTTACAAAGGACAGAATCAGGTAGCTGAGTTTGCTCAGGCAATTAAAGACTCGGACTTCAGACCATGAACTTACCTGATGATGTTGAGTTAGTAGTAGCACTAGGTATTGACCAAGATGACAAGCTAGTTCTCGCATCATACCTAGAGATGGAAGATCTTGAAGCATTCTTAGAAGACTGCCTTGAGATTGTAAAAGAAAAACAATTGAAAGAAAGCTTTACATTGCAGTAAACTGTGGTATAATATATGTGTAGTACAAATTACTTGAAAGGAAATTCAAATGAGCGTAGTTAAAATTAAAGGTGAGTTGTTTTGGGCTAAATGGATGAAGGAGATTAACACTAAGTTTAATCCTGACTATGACCGCTTTGAAGCTGTAGTCGCTAACATCTCCGATGAAGACGTTAAGAAGCTGGGTTCTTTAGGTATCAAGATGAAGAACAAAGATGGTCAAGGTAATTACATCTTAGCTAAGAGTAAGTATGAGTTCACACCAGTGACTCCTAACGGTGATAAGGTTTCGATTGATGAGATTGGTAACGGTACTAAGGTAGAAGTTGAAGTTTCTTCTTATACTCACCGTATGAGTGCTATGCATGGTAATGCACCATCGATTAAGAAGATTACTGTTACTCAGTTAGAGAAGTATGAACCTGACACAGTGGCTGTAACAGACATTGACGATGACGACATCCTCTAAGAAAGCTTTGATCGATGCTGATTCTCTAGTTTATGCTATTGGTTTTTCAAGTCAAGACATTGAAGAACCTTTAGCTAAATGGAGACTTGATGAAGCGATCAATAATATTCTTAATGACTTAGGTACTAAAGACTACGAAGGTTGGATTACAGGGAAAGGAAACTACCGTAACGATATCGCAGTCACAGCACCTTACAAAGGACAGCGTAAAGCAGAGAAGCCTGAACACTATACAGCACTACGAGAACACATGATAAAGAAATGGAAGTTCCATGTGACTGAAGGTATTGAGGCTGACGATGCAGTAGGCATAGCTGCTTATGCTGTACCTGAAGATGAAGTTATTATGGTACATATAGATAAAGACTTGAATCAGTTTAGAGGATGGCACTATAACTATAGGAACAAAGAAACCTACTATGTTACAGAGTTCAACGGATTGAAAAGTTTTTATACTCAGATACTAACAGGAGATAGAATTGACAATATCATCGGTATCAAGGGAATTGGTGCAGTTAAAGCGGAAAGGATTCTTAAAGAATGCAAAGACGAAAACGAAATGTATCTTGCTGTACTCGAAGCGTACAAAGGAGACTCGGAGCGAGTACTGGAAAACGGACAACTTCTGTGGCTACAAAGGGAAGTAAACCAAGTTTGGCAACCGCCCCAGTTATCTACATCGAGTGGGTCGATGCAGTCTCAGACGGAGGATGGGAAGACGAAGTAAAGGTAGATATACATCCGGTTAGAACTATAGGCTACTTAGTAGCAGAAACTAACGATGGTATCTGTCTTGCTTCTACAGTCTCCGGTGAGATGACCAACGCAAGGATGCACATACCGAAGGCATGGATAACGAAACGAAAGGAAGTTAAACTTGAAACCCCAGTCAGCAAAAGCAAAAGGAAGAAACCTACAAAAGTGGGTAAGAGATAAGATACTTGCTAAGTTTCCTAGTCTTGAACCTGATGATGTAAGAAGTACTTCGATGGGTGCAGGTGGTGAAGATGTTCAACTTAGTCCGGCAGCTAGAGAGTTGTTTGGATATACGATTGAATGTAAGAACCTAGCTAAGGTAGCAGTGTATAACTTTTATGAACAAGCAAAGCAACATGGTAAAGGAGAACCACTAGTGATTGTAAAACAGAACGGATCTAAACCTTTAGCTATTGTGGATGCTGAATACTTCTTTAAGGAGCTAGTTAAATGAAAGACCAATTACAAGGAAAGTTAGTAGAGATATTAACTGGTATTCAAGGTGCGGTAGGTAAAGCAAGTGACTTTGCAATGGAACAATTACCTGACATTGCCATGCAGTATATTTATTTTTCTATTGCTGCTTACTGTTTAGGTATTGCTGTCTTTGGTATTTCTTCTTATGTTTTATATAGGTTTACTAAATACCTTGTTAAAGAAGGAGAAGAAGTAGCTGTAGTTACTGGGATGATTTTTATCGGTTCTACTGCTATTGCTTTATATAAAGTACATATGCTGCTGATGGTTATACTAGCACCTAAAGTATATTTACTTAAAGAGATTGCGGGGATGATTAAATGAGTTGTGGTAATCACTGTTATGAATCAGACATAGCTACGTTAGAGCAAGAGAACAGACAGATGAGAGCACGAATGACTAGACTAGAGCAGGAGAATCAGGAGCTTCAGAAACAAGTAGATGCATTGTTACTTGTCGCTGAGGTTAAAGAGAAGAAGCGACTAGAAGTTATTCAAGAAGTCTGGCAACATACAATGGAGAAATCATGATACAAGATAATTATAGTTTTCAATTCAGAGATGAGAATCGAAACATCAGTCACAGTTTTGCCTTCGATGAGGGCGTGCCTTATTATGAAGTATATCGTGAGTTTATTACTTTCTTAAGTGCAGTATATGGATATGACTTACATTCGGAGTATACAGATTGAAGATACTATTACTTGATATTGAATCCAGTCCAAACGTAGCACACGTGTGGGGAATCTGGCAACAGAACGTAGGTATTAATCAGTTGATGGAATCATCCTATGTATTATGTTGGGCTGCTAAGTGGCTAGGTGAAGAAGAAGTTATGTTTGATTCTGTTCATGTATCTAAACCTAAGAAGATGCTGAAGAAGATTCATGACTTAATCTCCGAAGCTGATGCGGTGATTCACTATAACGGTACTAAGTTTGATATGCCTACGTTGAACAAAGAGTTCTTATTGCATGACATGAATCCTCCTGCTCCATATAAGCAGATCGATTTGTTAAAGCAAGTACGTAGTCAGTTCAGATTCCCTAGTAACAAGTTAGACTATGTTGCTCAGAGATTAGGACTAGGTAGTAAGACTTCACATGAAGGTCATGAGTTGTGGGTTAAATGTATGGCAGGAGATAAAGATGCTTGGAAACGAATGGAAGAGTACAACATTCAAGATGTGGTCTTACTTGAAAAGTTATATGATAGATTGTTACCTTGGATTAAAAATCACCCTAACCGCAACCATAATTCTGATTCGGCTGTTTGTCCTAGTTGTGGTGGTACGCATCTGCAGAAGAGAGGTGTCGCTGTCACTACTACGTCGTCTTATCAAAGATACCAATGCCGTACTTGCGGATCGTGGAGTCAGGGAACAAAACAAGTTAAATCGTCAGTAGAGGTGAAAGCATTATGACAGTGAAAGAAGGATACAGAAACTATGATAGTCCGGTAGCTATGCCGGGCGAGTTTGTTGAGATTCCTAAAGAGCTTACTCTTGAACAATACTTTGCCAATCTAAATAAACAATTAGATGATGAGCCAGTAAGTGTTAAGAGTAAGCAAGTAGCAGGTACTCACTATCAGAGAGGCATTCAACCTTGGGATATTATTTCTGAGTGGGGTTTAGGGTTTTGGAGAGGCAATGTATTGAAGTACTTATTACGTGCTCCGTTTAAAGCAGGTAAAGAGGACTTAATGAAAGCAAGACACTACTTAGATTATTTGATTGAAAACTATGACGACATTAAGAGCAAAGACCTGTTCTAAGTGTAAGACGTTGAAACTTGCAAAGGAATATAGTAAGGGTCGTAACAAAGATGGTTATCACTCTTACTGTAAACCTTGTATGAAAGAGTATTCATCAAAGTGGTGGAAAGATAACGGAGAAGACTATCATTATTTATCTTCGTATGGTTTAACACGAGAGCAAGTATCTCAAATGTTAGACGAACAAGAACATAAATGTGCGTTATGCTCTGTTGATTTGCAAATGAAACAAGGGTTCAAAGACTCAGCTCATGTAGATCATTGTCATACTACAGGAACTGTTAGAGGAATCTTATGTGGTAATTGTAATACATCTTTAGGTAAGTTAGGAGACTCAGTAGAAAGTATTCAACGAGTACTTGACTATCTAAAGAAAAGTATGATATAATATATGTGTAATTTAATTGAAAGGAATACAAATGGCAACTAAGAAATCACAGAAGAAAACTATTACATTTAATAAGTTCTTTCCTAATGCTGACGCATACGTAACACTACGTGGTGAGTTTAATCCAAACGCTTCATCAATCTTTAACGATGAGTTTGACTTGGACTTAACAATCCAAAACGGTACAGGACGCTACATTAATTTGTTCTCATGGCTAGGTGAGCATTGTAATACAATTCCTCAGATGAAAGCTATTCATGAAGCAACAGGTAAAGCAATCAAATTCTATGAAGATGCTAAAGCAGCTCAGCAAGAACTAAAGAAAGCTAAGCCTATTAAAGTAGAACCAAGAGTAACAAAGCAACGTAAGTAAACTATGTATCCGTTGACGCTACAAGAATTACAAGAGAGGCTGAAGCGGCTCGATGAACTATCTCTTCTAGAGTTACTTGATGTAACTTCGGAGGAGATAGTCGAGATGTTTATAGACCGAATAGAAGATAACTTTGATCGCCTTATGACTGAGGTAGATTATGATGGAGAGGACGACGAAGATGAGTAGATATGAATTAACACCTTACAATACGTTTATTGCTAAGTCTAGATATTCTAGATACTTAGATGATAAAGGTAGACGTGAGCATTGGAATGAAACAGTAGCACGATACTTTGATTTCATGACTAAGAACTTGAAAGAGAAGAACGGATATACATTAACACCTGAGCTACGTGCAGAGTTAGAAGATGCTGTAGTACATTTAGATGTAGTACCTAGTATGCGAGCTATCATGACAGCAGGAGCTGCATTAGAGCGTCAGAACGTAGCTGCATTTAACTGTTCATATCTTCCTATCGATGACCCTAAAGCATTCGATGAAGCTATGTACATCTTGTTATGTGGTACAGGTGTAGGATTCTCAGTGGAGCAACAGTATGTTAAGAAGTTACCTGAAGTACCGGATCAGTTGTTTGATAGTGAAACTACTATTTCGGTATCAGATAGTAAAGAAGGTTGGGCTAAGTCGTTACGACAGTTACTTGCTCTTCTCTACTCTGGCGAGATTCCAAAATTCGACTTATCCAAAGTACGACCTGCAGGTGCAAGGCTTAAGACTTTTGGTGGTAGGGCAAGTGGAGCAAAACCATTGGAGGATTTATTCAAATTTGTCATTACTAAATTCAAAGGAGCTACAGGAAGGAAGCTTAGTTCACTCGAATGTCACGACATTTTGTGTAAGATCGGGGAAGTTGTTGTCGTGGGAGGTGTTAGACGAAGTGCTATGATTAGTTTGTCTGACTTGTCTGATGACAAGATGGCACACGCTAAAGCAGGAGCATGGTGGGATGGTCAAGGTCAACGAGCACTAGCTAATAACTCAGCTACGTATGCAGAGAAACCTAGCATCGGTCAGTTCATGCGTGAGTGGACTAGTATTTATGAATCACATTCAGGTGAGAGAGGAATTTTTAATCGTGATGCATCACAGAAACAGGCTGCAAAGAATGGCAGACGAGACAGTACTTATGACTTTGGTACGAACCCTTGCTCTGAGATCATTCTTCGCCCTTATCAATTCTGTAATCTGTCCTCTTGCATTGTTCGTAGTTCTGATACTATGGAGTCTTTGGAACGTAAGATTAGGTTGGCTACGATTCTTGGAACTTTTCAAGCAACGTTAACTAACTTCCCTTACCTACGTAAGATTTGGCAGAAGAACACTGAGGAAGAAGCACTACTAGGTGTATCAATGACAGGTATCCTAGACAATGCTTTGTTGAATAACCCTGATGATGTAGAGTTACCTAAACGATTGGAGAAACTAAGAGATGTTGCTATTACTACTAATGCTGAATTCGCTTCTGCTGTGGGAATTAATCAGTCGGTCGCTGTTACAGCAGTCAAACCTGAAGGAACGGTCTCACAGCTTTGCTCTACTGCTAGTGGCATACATCCTCAGCATAGTAAGCATTATATTCGTAGAGTACGGGCAGACAATAAAGACCCTCTTACACAGTTCATGATTCAAGCAGGGTTTGTAGCTGAACCTTGTGTGATGAAACCTGATAGTACTACGGTGTTTAGTTTCCCTGTAGAAGTACCTGATGGTGCATTACTACGAGAAGACTTATCTGCCTTGAAGCACTTGAAGTTATGGTTGTTGTTCCAACGTCACTACTGTGAACATAAGCCATCAGTAACTATCAGTGTTAAAGAAGATGAATGGATGGAAGTTGGAGCATGGGTGTGGGAACACTTTGATGAGGTAACTGGTGTATCGTTCTTACCGATGGATGGTGGAACATACAAGCAAGCACCTTATGAGGAGTGCACATTCGAAACGTATAGTAACTTGAAGCTGTTAGTTCCTGAATCTATTGATTGGGATAACTTCAAAGAGTATGACGATAACGTGGAAGGTGCTCAGATGTTAAGCTGTACTGCAGGTGGATGTAGTATTTAAGAGTATTGTTCGGCAAGACTGGGGATTCTCGGTCAAGGTATCTAGGATTTACTAGTGAAGCTACAGGACGCTGTAGTGTACGAACTTCTCGGGGTGATAAGCCCCACCTAATAAGGAACTGTATGGATAAATTAGTAATAGGATTAATACTAGGAAGTTCTCTAACTTTCTTTGCTTTCCTTGGTAGTTACTTCTTTCTTAACTGGGTTAAGGAAAAGAAACAACAAATAGCTGAGTTACAAGGGGACTACTATGCATGGAAACGAAAGATAAGTGAGGTAGAAATACTTTGGTATGAGTTCTTACAATGGAAACGAGATAAGGAAAACAAATGAGTGTAGAACTAAGTATTATTCGAGGGCTTGCTCTAGGAATAGAGTACCTCAATGGAGAAGATGCAGGAGACGATGATGTAGGTGTCTATGTAGTAATAGACCTAGGCTTCATTCGCCTCTTGTTTACAACGTTTAAGTAATCTGAATAGTGACGGGACTAGTAGAGTTTTCAATGATTGGCATTAAAGAACTCATTGCTACTTTACTAGATCCTATCCAATCGCTCTTACCATCCCAAGTCATTCCTACCAATAAACACCCTTCGGTATTCTTAGAAGAATTCCCTGAGTGTATTCTAATACCCGTAAACCCATCAACACTACTGAGTAAAGGTAATCTAGTTTGAAATCTGTTTGAGAAGGTAATAGAAACTGGATACGTTCCTGTTGGGATTGCTGTTTCATTCTGTACTTTCCATGAACTAACTGGTTGTCCTTCTACTTGTCTTACCTTATCTTCTAACGTATAGCATATCGCAGATAAACCATACTTAGTTTCTTCATACAGTTGACCTACTGTGAATGTATCACCAAAGTGTATACGTTTGAGAATTAATCTCATTTAGATACTCCCTTGATCTTCTCATAAGTTCTTAGACCACCAATACCTAGTAAACCACCAAGAGTTGTTGTTAGAGTAATCATATCAAAACTAATAACTACTTCCTTATATCCTAGTGCAACAATAAAGAAGTTGATAATAGGAAAGATAACAAAGTGTAAAGCAAAAGAAGTAGAACAAGTCCAACCTACAAAAGGTCTCCATCCTGCTTTGAATAGACTATCTGACTTAGCCTCTTCTTCGTTAACTGCAATCTGTGCTAATGCTAGTTGAAAGTCTTGGTCTTGTGCAGCTTTAATTAACTCTGCTTGTGCCTTCTCTCTAGCATCTTTATCAGGGATTACCTTGTCTAATAACTTAG